GTTTTGGAACTGTATGGACTATGGTGTCGTCAGTGTGGACAAGAAATTCATTGGTTCAATGGATTTTGAGTGTTACACTCGCGATCATGGTAATGTAAAAGGAACTTATGTCTGTACGATTGACAACTATCATCATGACCCAGACTACGTAGACTGGGCAACGAGTGAAAATCCTGCCGAACATAAGTCTCATAACCTAATTGAACTTGAAAACGGACAGTATGCACTCTATCCAAACAATAGATTACGTATTTTTGATAATAGTCTGACACCTGTAGAACCTAAAATGCCTGATTTTAAGGTTTCTACTCAGTATTATCAAGTTGAAAATGGTTACAAGCGTCTCGGTATGGGTCGTGAAGATGAATACTTCTGGAAAACGGCAGACGAACGCGAAAATAAATACACCGAATCACCCAAAGAGGACTAAATGGGCAATTCACCCGTTGATAGGGACAAAAACCACATGTACAAAATGTGGGGAACAACAAACTTAATTACGGATTACTGGTCAATGCCTAATAATTACATGCACGAATACTGGTCCAAACCACATAAAACCGAAGATCCAGAGGAAAGAGTGATCCAAGAAGTTTATGGTGACCCTGCTGCCATAAATAAAGTCAAGAAAACTACTGACCAATGGCAATTTCACGGGAATCAAGAGCATTTAGAGACATAAGTCTGTCTTTTGACCCACATCCTGTGACAAAAGACTTGCCAATTTTGAAGAACGCAAGAGCAATCACGCGATCTGTTCAAAATTTAGTGCAAACGATCCCTACAGAAAGGTTTTTTCAACCTATTTTAGGGTCTGATGTACGGGCAAGTCTTTTTGATTTCGTTGATTTTGCCACTGCGGGCGTAATTGAAGAGCAAATTATCACAACAATTGATAATTTTGAACCTAGAGTTGCAAATGTGCAGGTTGATGTAGATCCTCAACCAGATAATAACACATTTAATGTTACTGTCTTTTATGATATTGTTGGTCAGGACTTTCCTACTCAAGAATTTTCATTTTTGCTAGAGGCAACAAGGTAATATGCCTTTTACTAAATTTACAAATCTAGATTTTGACCAAATTAGGTCCCAAATCAAAGACTATCTCCGTGCAAACTCTACGTTTACGGACTTTGATTTTGAGGGATCTAATTTTTCTGTCTTAATTGACACGTTAGCGTATAATACTTACATTACTGCCTATAACTCAAACATGATTGTCAATGAATCCTTCTTGGATTCGGCAACTTTGAGAGAAAATGTTGTTTCTTTGGCAAGAAATATTGGTTATGTACCTCGCTCCAGAAGCGCCGCTAAGGCGCGTATCAGTCTGAAGGTAGATACACGAAGCAGCACCGCCCCAAACGGCGTCACGAGTCCTACAATGACCTTAGAAGCGGGTCTGATATGCGTAGGAAACGTCAATGAGAGTCAATTTGTCTTCTCAATTCCAGAAGATGTCACCGCTGCGAATGATTCTGGAGTTGCACACTTTAATGACTTATATGTTTATCAAGGAACTTACTTAAAAAAACAATTTGTCGTTGATGGATCGTTAGATCAACGCTTTATTTTACAAAATCCGTTCATTGATACCTCCACAATCGTTGTAAAAGTCAAAGGAGCTTCAGATTCGGGTGAAGGAAGAGAATATGAACTTGCTAAAAATATTTTAAACCTCAATAAGAACTCCGAAATCTATCTTTTACAAGAAGTTCAAGACGAAAGGTACGAACTTCTCTTTGGTGACGGATATTTTGGCAAAAAATTAGAGAATGGTACAATAATTACCGTTTCTTACATCGTTACTGACGGTATTGATGGAAATGGGGCGAAAAATTTCGCATATTCTGGAAGAGTTACTGATAATCTTGGAAATATCATCGTTCCGACTTCTGATGTTACCATTTCAACCTCCGAAAAAGCACAAAATGGTGGTGATATTGAAAGTATTGACTCAATCAAGTATTTTGCGCCAAGAATTTACTCCTCACAATATCGTGCAGTGACTGCACGCGACTATGAGGCAATAATTCAGTCAATTTATCCAAATACCGAGTCAGTTTCTGTTGTTGGTGGTGAAGAATTAGATCCACCAGAGTTTGGAAACGTAATTATTAGCATTAAACCTAAAAATGGCGATTTTGTTTCTGATTTTGACAAGCAATCTATTGCTGCAAAGCTGAAAAATTACGCTTTGTCGGGTATTAATCAGAAAATTACGGATCTTAAGGTTCTTTTTGTTGAGATTGATTCTGCAGTCTACTATAATAATTCAAAAGTCTCAAATGTCAATGATCTGAAGTCAAAAGTTATATCAACGTTGAATACTTTTGCTACCGCAAACATTAATCAGTTTGGTGGACGCTTCAAATATAGTAAATTGTGTCAAACCATTGATAGTACTGATAATGCCATCACTTCCAATATTACGAGGGTGAGAATTAGAAGAAATCTGAAAGCATTAATCAATCGCTCCGCTCAGTATGAACTTTGCTACGGAAACAAGTTCCGTATGGGTCGTGATGGATTTAATATTAAGAGCACTGGATTTGGTCTCTCTGGAAGAAATGGAACATTCTATTTTACTGATACTCCAGGAGTAAATGGTAAAGGAGTCATCTCTGTTGTTAGAGAAAGAAATGAAAGTGGAGAGTTTGAAGTTATAATCAAGTCTGCAGGAACAGTTGACTACATGAAGGGTGAGATATTATTAAATACGATTACGATCACTTCCACAGTTAAGGAAAATAACATTATTGAAATTCAGGCAGTGCCTGATTCTAATGATGTTATAGGTTTGAAGGATCTTTATCTTTCTTTTGACGTTGCAAATAGTGAGATAAATATGGTTAAAGATACTATTACATCTGGCGAGCAGATCTCTGGCGTCGGTTATAAAGTTACTTCAAGTTACCTAAACGGAGAACTTAAGAGAGGATAAGAATGATACAAACAGGCTTTGAAAGAAGGGTAAAAGTACAGCAAGTAATTGATAGTCAGTTACCCGAATTTCTTAGATCCGAAAGTCCAAAATCAATTGACTTTCTGAAGCAATATTATATTTCTCAAGAACATCAGGGCGGTGCTACTGATATTGTTGAGAACTTAGACCAGTATCTTAAATTTGACAACCTTACACCAGAGGTTGTCACTGGATACACCAGTTTGACTGCTGGAATTTCCTCTACTGCCGATACAGTTCAGGTTTCCACGACTAAAGGATTTCCTGATGAGTATGGTCTGTTCAAGATCGGTGATGAAATTATAACATATACTGGAAAAACTGCAACTTCTTTCACTGGATGTGTACGAGGTTTCAGTGGTATTTCTTCATATCGTTCTGCACTTGATCCTGAAGAACTTGTATTCAGTGATACGTCTCAGGAAGTTCATGCAAGTGGCGATATTGTACAAAACCTAAGTTCTTTATTTCTCAAAGAATTTTACAAAAAATTAAAGTATTCTTATGCTCCTGGTCTTGAAGACGTTGATTTTGTAGATGATTTAGATGTTAATAACTTTGTAAAAGAAGTAAGAGGTTTATATGAGGCAAAGGGAACTGAGGATTCTTTCAAAATTCTGTTCAAGGTTCTTTACGGTGTTAATGCATCTGTAATTGATTTAGAATCAAAACTCATTAAACCCTCATCAGCAAAATTTACAAGAAGAGAGGAGGTTGTTGTAGAGAGGATTTCTGGTGATCCCAATAAGTTAGTTGGTCAAACGATTGTAAAATCTACTGATTCTGAAACTCAAGCGTCTATTTCTGAAGTAGAAATTCTTACTCGGTCTGGAATTAGCACATATTTTAAGCTTAAGTTATTTGTTGGTTTTGATGATAGGGATGTTGTAGAAGGGACTTTTAAAGTTCAACCATCCACAAAAGTTTCAAATAGCGTTAGTGTAGGTTCTTCTGTTGTAACTGTTGATTCAACAGTTGGATTTGCACAGACTGGAACTTTGATTTCTGGTAGAAATACTATTGAGTATTCTGATAAAACTGTAAACCAATTCCTTGGATGCAGTGGTATTGGAACTGCCATACCTCCAAAAACAGATCTTAGAACCGACGAAGTTTACATAGGATACGAAGATGGTGACCTTTCTAAGAAAGTAGAAATTAGAATTGGTGGTGTTCTCTCTGATGTTAAAATTACCGATGACGTTTTACTCTCCAATGAGGGGCAAAGGATATTTGTAAAAAACATTGGTGAAAGAATCAAAAATCCAGAAGTCAATAAAACTGATAAGCAAATATTTGCTAATAGTTGGATATACAATACAAGTTGTAGATTTGACGTTGTAAGCATCAATGGTGCCACAGTACAATTGAAAAGCGAGATTGACAAATCAAGTCTCAAAGTTGGAGATTCTGTAGATATTTTGAGTGGAACTACAGAAACTGTTCTTCACGCCAATGCTGTAGTTGCTTCAATTACTGCCTCAAATAAGCAAATCACTCTTAACAATCTTGCAGGATTCACTGGTATTAGTACGGCAATTTATACGATTAGGAGAAAACTTAAAACCGCTACTAGTAGTGGCACTCCACTATTTTATGGTGACAACAACATCACCACTGATGTTCAGAATGTATATACTGATGACACTCATGCATATGTTGCTTCAAACTCTCTACCATCATATGACATTCTTGAAAGTTCTTTAAGTGCAACTTTAGCTTCTGCTTCTGGTAGTGCACTTCAAGGATTTAACAACTCAACTTTGAAATATAGTATTATTTCTTTTGCATCCCCAGTTCCATTTGTAACTGGCGATGAAGTATTTTACAGAGCGTCCTCAGACACCCTTGTAGGCGTCCCTGAGGGGATTTACTTTGTTAAGGTACTGTCTGCATCCAATCAAATAAAACTGTTTGCTTCTAGGTCTTTAATTGAATCGGACTCTTCTATTGAGTTTACATCTGCTGGTCCTGGAACACATAAGTTTGTTCTTATAAGTCAAAAAAGTGATGCAATTTATCCTCAACAATTACTGAAAAAGTTTCCTTTAATCAGAAATATTAAAGATGGAAAAGGAACATCAACTTTGCCAGGATCTACTGGAATGTTGGTCAATGGTACAGAAATTATAAGTTATAAGTCAACTGATAAGATTTATTCTGGTCCGATTAAAAATGTTAGATTGTATAATGGTGGAAACGACTATGATGTAATAAATCCACCAACTATTGAAATTGACTCTCCTGGTGCTGCTCATACGACTGCACTTGTTAGACCAGTCGTTCGTGGTAGTGTTACTGAAGTAAAAATTGATCCTCAAGATTTTGATATTATTGATGTTCCATCCATTACTATTAGTGGTGGTAATGGTTCTGGAGCTGTTCTTCAACCAGTTTTAGAAACCAGGTATCGCGAAATTGAGTTTGATGCTCGTTTAACTGGTGGTGGTGGAGCGATTGATAATAGTGATGAAACCATCACGTTTAATACACCTCACAACTTGAGGAATGGTGACGCAATAGTCTATAGTAGAAATGGCAATAATGCAATTGGTGTTGGAACTTTTGGTGGTTCAAATGATCATCAAGATAGAGCATTAGCAAGTGGATCTGTATATTATGCTCAAGTGGTTAACACAACCACGATCAAATTGTATGAAACTTTTGAAAATTACTCAAGTGGTATCAACACAGTAGGATTTACAACTGCTTCTCAAGGCATTCATAAGTTTAGATTATTTGATGGTAAGAAAAATATCAGTTCCATCAAAGTTATCAATTCGGGAACTGGATATGAGAATAGACAACTTAAAGTTAAACCTGAGAGTATCTCCACAGTATCTGATGTAATCACATTCAAAAATCATGGATTTGCTGATGGTGATAAAATTGTTTATAGTACAGATGGAACTGCTGTAACTGGTCTTACCACCACAGTTCAATACCAAGTTTTAAAAATTGATGATCATTCATTTAAACTGGCAAATGCTGGTGTTGGTGGAACTAATACAACAAATTATACAAAAAACCATCATGTTAATATTACTGGATCTGGAACTGGATTCCAAAACTTCTCTTATCCCCCAATAAGTATTACTGTCAATGCAGAATTTGATGGTGTATCTGGTGTAATCACAGCAACTCCTTCTATAAGAGGTGAGATTGTTGATCTATACTTGTATGAAACTGGAACGGGATATGGATCAACTGTTCTTAATTTTGAGAAAAAACCAAATATAAAAATCAAAAATGGAAAAGATGCTGAACTTAAACCATTAATTTCTGGTGGAAAGGTAGTTTCAGTTCAAGTTACAAATCCTGGATCAGAATATTCTTCGTCTCCGGACCTTGAAGTTGAAGGTGAGGGTCTTGGTGCAAGACTCAGATCAATTGTAAGTGATGGTAAAATTACTCAAGTCGTAGTTATCGCTGGTGGCAGTGGTTATGAACAAACTACCACATCAGTAGTCGTAACACCAGCAGGTAACAATGGTGTTGTTGATGTTGAAGTTAGAGATTTAACTTGCAACATGCACAGCAGATTTGGTGATGAAGTATTAGTTGAGACTAATAATAAACTTGGTTATGGTTTAGTTGGATATTCTACTGCTATAGGTGCAGACACATTTGAAGATATTGGAGGAACACACTCTCCAATTATTGGTTGGGCATATGATGGCAATCCCATTTATGGTGCTTATGCTTTTGTAGATCCATCAGATGTAAATTCTGGTGTTAAAATCTTGTCAAGTGGTTATGAATTAGCAACTGCAGAAGTTTCTGATAGACCAGTCGGTTTTACAGCAGGATTTTTTGTTGAAGATTACAAGTTTACAGACTCTGGTGATTTGGATGAGCATAATGGAAGATATTCCAAAACTCCAGAATATCCTAATGGAGTTTATGCCTATCACGCTTCAATTACCAGTGATGGAAAAAATAGTAAGTTCCCATTCTTTATGGGCGACTCATATTCTTCCGTCCCAGTAAATCAAAACATTGATCAAACTTTTGATTTCAATTCTTCCGATTTGAGGAGAAACACACTCCCTTATGTTGCTGGCGATAGATTTGCAACCAATGATTTTGTTTCTGAACCTAATGAAATTATTACTCAAAGTGCAGTAATTGATTCTATCAGCAAAGGTTCTGTTAGTGGATTTAAAATTAACGGAGCTGGAACTGATTATAGAGTTGGCGAGTCTGCAATATTTGATAATACTGATACAAGTGGAGGGGGACTTTCTGCGTATGTTTCTAGGGTCACTGGCAAATCAATTGAAAGGATTGATACAACGATTCAGTCTTTTCAAAATGTAGTATTAGTTAGAGAGTCTCCTGAGGTAGTATCAGTAAATGTTGATCCCTCACACCCCTACTTTGATAACGATCAAATTGTTATTTCTGGACTGTCAACATTTATTTCGGGCGTAACAAAATCTCATAAAATTGGAGTTTCTTCCGAAAGAACGCGATTGTCAGTGGAGTTAGCTGCCAATTCTACTGTTGGTTTTGTCACTGACATGTTTGTGAATAGAGTTGTCAACTCTATTTCTGTAGGTAGCACTTTAGGCATTGGAACAGAAACTTTATCTGTTTTGGGCACATACCCCAATAAAAAAGTTGTCAGGGTATTGAGGGGGATTGTAGGTGCCGCACACACTGCAAATACTGATGTATTTGTATCTCCAAGTAAATTTACTTTACCATTAAGTGTTCCAGACTTTGATTCTTCTTTGAATGATAAAGTATTTTTCAATAGCATTCAATCTGTAGGTATTGGGACAACAACTGGAGCATCTTCATCCAGATCTTATTTTACTGGAGATAGACATTATACAATCTCTGTTCCAAATCAGTCGGTTTACTTACCAGACCATCCTTTCAAAACTGGTCAGCAAGTTACATTTGAAAGATTTAGTGGATCTCAAGGATTTACAGTATCTAATACTGAGACTAGTGCAACATTCAGCATTCCTCAGAGTGGTGACACTGAAACATTATTTGTAGTCAAAAAGACTAATGATTTAATCGGTCTTTGTACACAGGTGGGACTTACCACTAATACTGAAGGTCTTTACTTTAGAAATATAACGTCTAATGCTGATAGTAGAGATTTTAGATATTCTTTAACTTCAAATAAAACTCAAATTACTGCAAAGGCAGAAAAAATTAGAGCAAAGGTTGCAGTTTCTACAGCACATGGTCTTAATAATGGCGATACGATCAACTTGAGCGTCAATCCTGATCAGTCGGTAGGTATTGGTACATCAGTTTCTGTTTATTTGAAGTACAACTCTGCAAATGACAAATTGCTTGTTAATCCTGTAGGATTTAACTCTACAGCAGTAAGCACTTCCACAAATAGATTTACTCTAACTGGTCATGGTTTCAAAACCGGCGATAAAGTATTTTACGACTCCGATCTTGTTGTATCTGGTCTTGAGACAGGTTCATACTTTGTTTATAAAGTTGATGATAATACAATTAATCTTGCAAACTCAAGATTTAATGCTGTCTCCGAACCACCAATAGTTGTAAGTTTGGGGTCAACTGGTGGATCTAGTCAGGAGTTGTCACTAATTAATCCAAACCTCTCTGTTGTAAGAGATAATAACCTTGTATTCAACGTAAATGATTCTTCCTTAAGTGGTTATAAGTTTAGACTTTATTATGATCGTAATTTTGAAAATGAATTAGTTTCTATCGGATCTTCCACAATTTTTAATACCGTTGGAGTTGGAACTGTTGGTATAGCAGATACGGTTACTGCGTCAACCTTCACTTTAAATTATCATAAAGATCTTCCATCTAAGATTTACTATCAACTAGACAAATCTGGATATATTAGCACTGCAGATACCGATGTTGTAAATTATTCTGAAATTAATTTTGTTGATAGCACTTATACCGGATCTTATGAAATCATTGGTGCTGGAGGAACTGAATTTACGGTTTCATTAAGTGGAGTACCAGAAAATCTCAATTACAATCAATCATCTACAAAGGTACTTAAGTATTCAACTTCTTCACCAAGAGCTCTTGGTGGTGTTGATAAAATGCAAATTACCTTTGGTGGTGCAAATTATAAAAAGTTACCAAAATTTGTTAGTATCGCTTCTACCGCAGGTATTAACGCAGATATCATCCCAACATCTACAACTCTTGGAAGAATAAATCAAATTACTATTGAAGATGCTGGATTTGATTTCTCTTCAGACAAGACTCTCAGTCCACAAGCTTTCATTTCACCTAACATCGTCATTGTAAATAGAAATACTATTTCTGGAATTACAATAAATTCTGGTGGGTCTGGATATACATCTGTTCCAGATCTGGTGCTTGTAAATCCTGATACTGGTCGTCCATATGAGGTTGGAACTTTAGCAGCAAGAGTTCAGGGTTCGTCAATCAATTCAGTTGAGATAATTGATGTTCCCAAAGGTCTCTCTGATACAGAATCAAAAGTATTTGCAATTAATAATAGTAATGGTGTTGGTATTAGCAGTGTGTTCTCATCACCTGCAGGTGTTGTAACTTGTGTTCTTGCAACTCCAACTCTTGGATTTACAACTGTTACAGCACCATTTGCTGTAAATGACTTTGTATATGTTGAAAACATTTCCTTAGCATCCACTACAGGAACTGGATTTAACTCTGAAGATTATTCGTATAACTTCTTTAAAGTAACTGCATATAGAAATACAAACCCAGCCGAAGTTGAGTTTGATATTTCTCCATATGCAACTAACGCTGGTGTTGCTAAAACTGCTTCAGCTCCTTTTGCCACATTAATCAACAAAAATAATTATCCATCCTTCACTGTTACACAGTCTCCCCTTGAATTCATTGTTGGTGAGAGTCTCTCTACAAAAGTAGGTAACGTTTACACTGAAAGAGATTTAGTTGTTACTAATAATCTCAACGATTCAATTAAGGTTTATGGAACTTTTGATCTTTCTGCAGGTGATGTTATCGTAGGAAAAAATTCAGGTACATTTGCTACAATCGATTCTGTTACAGAAAATAATGGATTTTTTGAGATTGATTATTCTCTTCAAACTAAAGATGGTTGGTCAGATGATGTTGGTCAACTTAATAACGATCTTCAAGTAATTCCTAATAATGATTATTATCAAAATCTATCTTACAGTATTAAAAGTCCAATTGAATTTGATAAGTGGATAAATCCAGTAAATAGTATTCTTCATTCACCAGGACTAAAGAATTTTGCCGATACTGGAATTACTAGTGAGGGTAGAGTTTCTGCTGCCACTAGCGGCGCTGTAAGCACTGCTTTGGTTGATATTATCAACTTAAGTGCAAATGGAACTCCTATGAGAGTTGATGCTATCAATTTCTTTGATTTTGGTATTGATCTTGATGTAGAAGGAGAAAGATCTAAATTTGTTAAATTCCAAAATAAGAGGTTGGCAGATTATATTGAGTGTAAGACAAATAGAGTTCTTACAATTGACAACTTTAATAGTAAGTTTTCCAATCAAGAAAACGCAAATACTACACTATTCTCTAGTATTGATAAATTTATTGAAAATGATGGGTACAGCAGATATTTAATTCAAATTGTCAAACCTAGTAGTAAGGACTTGCAAGCAACTGAATTGGTTGTCCTTAATACTAAAGATGATGATTTAGTCACTGTTGAAAAGGCATCCATTCATAATACAAAAGATGATCTTGTTGATATACAAGCGGTCAAAGATTCCTTTGGTAATGTCTCACTAAGACTTACTCCAGACGATCCTTATAACGATGATCTAGATATTAAATTCATTAAAAATAACTTCAACACATCACTTGCAGGAGTTGGTACACAGTCTGTTGGATTTGTCAATCTAATTGGTAACAATGTTTCTGTTGGAGTTGGTTCTACAGGTTTAGTTTTTGAAGGAGAAGCAAGTGGGATTGAATCTCTGTTTGCTAACTTTGAATTACTTGACACAGTAACAAAAGAGAAGACTGTTGTTGATATGTTTATTGATCATGATGAAACTGATACTTATAGATCAGACTTTTTCTTTGATAATAGTATTGTAGGAACTTCATCTAAGTTCATTGGAACTTTCACCAGCAACATAGCGTCTGGTGTTCTCAAATTAAATTTTGAGAACACTGAGTCCAATGATGTTCTTGTTCGCTCTAGAATTGTTGGTTTTAATACAGTTGGTGGTGGAATCGGTACTCATATCTTCAAAGCAAGCGGTCAACCAGATACTTCTGTTAGAGAAGGTCGTCTTGAAACTAAATTCTCTACGTTCTCAGGAACTGGAATTTCTACAGTATTAACTTATGACAAGACAGATATAACGACAGTCAAGTCTACTGCAAAAGTATCTTATGGTAACACATCTGCACTGCATCAGGTATTGTTCAACCATAACAATACCAATGCATTCACAGTACAATATCCACACCTGTCAATTGGCAGCACAATGGGTATTGGTACGTTTGGAGCTGCTATTGATGGTAATAACTTTATTTTAATATTCCATCCAGATCCAAGTATTACAGATGATATCACAGTACAAACTTACAGTGAAATAATTCAGACTGAAAAAGACTTGAATAATGTTCCCGCAACATTGACTTATGGATCTGTAAATGAACAACTGAAAACCTCTCAGTTTGATTCTATCAATGGTGATAGAACTAACAAGGTTGACTTTGATATTAAACACAATAATGTTCCAGTATTTGAAAAGCAATTCAACCCTGGCATTTCTACCGTAGTCAATCTTGGAACAGGTGTATTCACAATTGCCGATCACTTCTTTAGTGATCGTGAAAAACTGACATATACACCAAGATCTACATTCATTGGTGGTGCTCATACTTCCATGGTTATGTCTGATGGAAATATTCTTCCTTCTACAGTTTATGCTATTAAGACCAATAACAATGAGTTTAGACTTGCCACCAGCAAAACTGGTACAGCAGTCACATTTAATTCTGCTGGAAGTGGAAATGGACACACTCTTGAAATGGAGAAAAAACTTGAGAAATCTCTGATTACAATTGATGGTGTTTCAAGGTCTCCTCTGGCATTTTCACCAATTAACTATACTCTCAGTAACAATGGTGGTTCTGTTTCTGTTGGTGCAACATACTTTGGTATTTCTGGAATCTCTTCCATTCTCCCAGGAGATGTTCTAAAGGTTGATGATGAGTTTGTCAAAGTTAATGCTGTTGGTCTTGGAACTACAACTATCGGTCCTATCACAGGAACAGGTTCTTTCAATGTTGTTAAGACTGAGAGAGGATTTGTCGGTACTCTAGCGACCACACATACTGACGGATCTACCATCAGAGTGTTCCAAGGTTCTTACAATATGACTAGAAGTAAGATTCACTTCACTGAAGCACCTAGAGGCAATACTCAAGAACTAGTTGACGAGAGTAACATTCCATTTACTAAGTCCACTTTCAATGGTAGAGTTTATTTGAGAAACGATTATGCAACTAATCAGATTTACGATGATATTACCAGACAGTTCACTGGCATTGGTGCAACTTATCGTCTGACCGTTGGTGGTGCAAACACAACTGGTATTGAAACCGGAAGTGGTTTAGTATTCATCAATAATATGTTCCAAACTCCAACCACTGATAACAATGCTGGAGGAAACTACGATTTTACTGAAAGTGGTGGCGTTTCTAATGTAGTGTTCACTGGAATAAAAGATTCAAATGATGACCTTGTAATTTCTGAAACTGATGTAAATAAAAATCAACTCCCAAGAGGTGGAATGATTGTTTCCCTTGGATCTACTCAAGGTCTAGGAATTGCTCCTCTTGTTGGTGCCTCTGTGACAGCATTTGTTTCTGGTGGTGTGATTCAGTCTATTGGAGCTGGTGCTACTGATATTCTTGGTTCTGGATACCGTGGATCTGTTGCTATTGGAATCACTGATCCAAACCATAGTGGCAATGCTGCTGCCGTAACAGTCACAGTTGGTGCTGGTGGATCTCTTGCATTCAATGTAACAAACGGAGGCACAGGATATAGTTACAATCCAACTATTAATATTCCTTCACCCTCTTACGAAAATCTTCCAATCACCGGAGTTTCTCGTCTTGGTCAGGGTGCCACAACTGACACTGGAAGTGGTCTTTTACTCAATGTTGAGGTTGGTGCTGCAATTACTGCAGTCGGAATTGGATCTACACTTTTTGAGGTTAAGAACTTCAAGATTGTTAGAAATGGATATGGATTTAGAATTGGTGATAAGTTCAAAGCAGTTGGTCTTGTGACTGCCAAAGGTCTTCCTGCTATGGTTAATGAACCAGAGTTTGAAGTTCTAGATATCTTCAATGATAAATTTGCTGCTTGGCAGTTTGGTGAACTTGATTATATTGATTCTATTTCAGACTTTATTGATGGAAATCGCAAGAGATTCCCACTGAATTATAAAGGTGAACTAGTAAGTTTTGAAATTGACAGAAACAATCCAGATTCTGCACAAATTGATCTTGAAGCCGTATTATTGATCTATGTAAATGGAGTCATTCAACAACCAAACGTCAATTACGAATTTGTTGGTGGTACATCAATTGTGTTCAAAACTGCACCAACTTCAAATGATAATATTGATATCTTCTTCTACAGAGGAACTCGGGGAATTGATAGTGTTAGTGTAAATGTTAATGCTACCATTGAACCTGGAGATATTGTAAAACTTCAGAAAACTAAAAATAGTCTTGCTCAGGATCCTAGAACAGTCTTTAACATAAACAACTCTGACAAAGTTGAGACAAATCTCTACGCTGGTCTTGGTATTGATGATACTAACTTCAAACCAATTAGTTGGATCAAACAGAAGGTGGATCAAAGACTTGGTGGTGAATTAGTTTTCAAAACAAGAGATTCTATTGAAGGGCAGGTTTATCCAACTGCAAGGGTAATCGGTGATGTTTCTGATTCTGCAACAGAAATATTTGTTGATGATGCACAATTATTCAATTATGAAGAAAATGAATCTTCAATCATTATTTCCTCTGTAGATGGATTACTTGTTAATACAACCACCGAACCAGTATCCGCTGGTGTGACCGCTGTGGTGTCTAGTACTGGAACCATTAGTTCCTTGGATGTTACTTCTGGAGGTGCTGGATATTCGGGTTCTGCAACTGTTAAAATCGCTGCTCCTAAAGCAGTTGGTGTTGGTGTTGGCACGACCGCAACTGGTACAGTTGCAATTGTAAACGACTTTATTAACTCGGCGTCTGTAACTAATGCTGGTTTCGGTTATACTCGCACAGCACCTCCACAAGTTATAGTATCTTCCCCATCAATCTCTGTTGAAAAAGTTACTGGTATAACCGCTGTTGCTGGTTTTGCTGCAACAATCACAGGTATTGCCACGGCGGTTGGAACTGGTGGAAACGCTCTTGCCCTTGCGTTTAGTTTTACGGCATCTAGCACCTCAGGACTTCAAGAGGGTTATCCAATCTTCGTCAAGAACACCAGTGTTGGTAATGGTGTTAGATCTATTAATGGATCTGATAATTCACTCGTTGCAATTGGAACAACCTTCTTGGACAACATTTATATCATCAACGATCTTCACTTGACAGCGACAACTGGAGTTGCTACTTGTAATATCCTTTCCACTACCACACATGCAGGTCTCACTACTACAGGCAGTCTAACAGTTCCACAAGGAACACTGTCTTGGGGTAGACTTTCTGGATTCTCCAGATCATCCTCTCCAATCGCTATTGGTGTTACAGGTTTGAGAGTTGATGCTGGATTATCAACATTCCCCACTATCCAAAGACGTGGATTCGGTTTGAGAGACGGTGGATCGCTCAGAAAGGATCTGGGATAGTTATAAATATAGAAAAAAGCTAGCAACAATGGCGGCAATTGTAACCGATCAGTTTAGAATATTAAATGCGGGAAACTTTGTAGATTCCGTCACTAGTACTGATAATTCTTACTATATTTTTGTTGGTTTATCCAATCCTTCCATAGCTGGGTTTGGAAGAACTACAGGATGGGACTCAAATACTCCTAGTCCCACTGACAATATTGATTATGCCAATTTTATTGGCGACAATATGTCATTTGGTAAGAAGATATCCTCCTCCAATGTAAGGAGACTTATAAGAAGGATAGATTGGACTAGGGGTACAAAGTATGAGATGTATCGTCATGATTACAGTCTCAATAATCTCTCTCCAATTACAAAGTCATCAAGACTTTATGATACAAATTATTATGTAATGAATAGTGAGTTTAAAGTATATTCTGTTATTGACAACGGATCTTCTGGTATCAATACAACAGGAAATGCCTCACTTGATGAACCAACCTTTACCGATCTTGAACCATCAAAAGCGGGCGTAAGTGGTGATGGGTATGTTTGGAAATACCTTTTTTCAGTATCACCATCTGATATTGTCAAGTTTGATTCTACTGAATACATTTCAGTACCAAATAATTGGTCTACCTCAACATCTGCTCAAATAGTTGCCGTTAGGAATAACGGCAATTCTGATAATAATGAAAATCAAATCAAGAAAGTTTATATTGATAAACAAGGATTGGGGTATTCTCAGGGATCTCACGAAGTTAATATTTTAGGTGATGGAACTGGTGCTAAAGTTATTGTTGACGTTGATGTCAACGGTAAAATTACAAATACTGTCGTTTCTTCTGGTGGTAAAGATTATAGTTATGGTATGGTTGATTTAGGATCAATACAACCACAAGGACAAGGAGGTATTCCAAATCCAGCGAAACTAATTCCAATCATTCCACCTTCAAAAGGTCATGGACATGATATTTACAAAGAACTTGGAGCTGACAAAGTTCTTTGTTATGCAAGATTTGATGATTCTACCAGAGATTTTCCAACTGACGTAACTTTTGGACAAATCGGTATTGTTAAAAATCCAACATCTTTTGGATCTACAGCAGTTTTCACTGAAAATCAATTTTCTTCATTAGGAGCTTTGAAATTTATTCCAACAGTTGATGGATCAATGTTGAAAGTCGGTGACAAAATTACTCAACAAATTCAAAGTAACTCTCAAAGCGCGGTTGGTTTTGTTGCATCATTCGATAATGAAACCAAAGTATTAAAGTATTTCCAAGATAGGAGTGCTTTCTTTAATGAAACAACATTTGATCAAACCGATCATAGAAATGTTACCTCAAATGCTAGATTATATGACTTTGAAAACGCTACAGTATCCAACGTTAAAAATGTTACTACGAGTGGAGGTTTTTCCGGTCAAATTCATAATTTTACTGGTATTACCACAAATCCTACAGGAACAAAACTTATTGCTATCGGAACTCAAATTACTAACGGGATCGGTGATCCTGAGATAAATAAAAAGTCAGGAGATATTGTCTATATTGACAATCGTCCAGCAATCTCCAGAAACTCAAGACAAAAAGAAGACGTTAAAATCATCCTGGAATTCTAAACGATGCCACAGAAAACTAATCTCAATATCAATCCTTATTTTGACGATTTCGATAAGGATGATAATTTTTACAAGGTTTTATTCAAACCGGGATTTCCAGTTCAGGCTAGAGAACTGACGACTCTGCAGTCAATTCTGCAGAATCAGATAGAGTCGTTTGGAAGTCATATGTTCAAAGAGGGATCAATGGTGATCCCCGGTAACGTTGCATTTGATGATGAGTATCCGGCAGTAAAACTAAATGAAGATCATTTAGGGATTAATATTTCTGTATATGGAAAAAATCTTGTAGGTAAGAGGTTAAGAGGACAAACATCTGGAATTGTTGCCAAAGTTGATAGGTATGAAGATGTATCTGATATTAATGAAATAACACACCCAACTATTTTTGTAAAATATATTGAGTCTGGAAGTAATAATCAAGTTGAACCTTTTCTGGATGGTGAAGTTTTAATCACGGAAAATTCTTTCAGTTATGGTAACACTTCTATAAATGCAGGAGAAACAGTTGCCTCTTTGATTTCTGTAAATGCTACCTCAGTTGGAACTTCCGTATCTATCGCTCCTGGTGTATATTTCATTAGAGGGACATTTGTTGACGTTTCCTCAGATAAAATAATTTTAGATCCTTATTCTAACAGACCCTCTTACAGAGTTGGTTTAAATATTGGAGAAGAAATTGTCACTGCAAAAGATGACAATTCTTTATATGACAATGCAAAGGGATTTTCTAACTTTGCTGCTCCTGGTGCCGATAGATTAAAAATTAATCTCACGTTATCAAAGAAATTATTAACTGATAATGATGATAAGACTTTTGTAGAACTTCTTAGATTAGATAATGGTGTAATTAAAAAAATTCAGAATAAATCAAGTTATAATCTTATCAGAGATTATTTTGCACAAAGAACTTTTGATGAGTCTGGTAATTACGCTATTGATGATTTTGAAGTTGAAGTCAGAGAAAGTTTGAATGATAGACTTGGAAATGAAGGAGTATATTTTTCTGGACAGTCTACTGATGAAGGAAATACTCCTTCTGAAGACCTTATGGCAGTATCCATTTCTGCTGGTAAGGCATATGTTAAGGGATTTGATGTAGAGAACACTGCCACTAAAATTATTGATGTTGAAAAACCAAGAGATACTAAAACAGTAGATAATTCTTTAGTCCCATTTGAAATGGGAACTCTAATTCGTGTTAATAATGTTCAGGGAACTCCATTATTTGGAGTAAACAATAATAGTAATATTGTAAGACTTCAAGGTCGTAGAAGAGGAACTTCTACAACTGCTGCTACTGGAACTGAAATTGGTCAGGCAAGAGTTTATAACTTTAGTCTTACAGATTCTGCTCAAGTAGATAAATCCACTTCTTGGGATTTGTATCTTTTTGATGTTCAAACATACACTACTATTAGTTTGAACGAAAATACTCTGACTGCTGATATGCCTGTCAGTTCTTATGTAAGAGGTGTAAGTAGTGGTGCCTCTGGTTATGTTCAGAGTGCCCCTGCTGGAACTACGAGTGTTACCCTGATGCAGACATCAGGAACCTTCATTGTTGGTGAGCAACTCTTAATTAATGAAACCACTGAAATTTCTCGTTCTATTACAAGTCTCACTACCCACACCATTGAAGATGTTAAGTCAATTTATCAAGATTCTACAGCATTAAATTCTGAACTCAAGAGAGATTTTATTGCTGATACTATTCTTGAGAGAGTATCTCCTAATGACTTTGGAATAGCAGATACTGTTGAAATCACCACTGCTGGTGCTATGACTTGCCCAGGTAAGTTCTTCAATAATATTAAAGTTGGAGATATTATTAGATATCAAATCGTTGGAACCAGTGATGAAACTTTTAACAGAGTTTCTGCTGTAAACACCGCTAAAACAGAGTTGACCTTAGTTGCTGAAGAAAGCATAACCAATGTATGTGATGGTGCTCTTCCGGGTTCTGATTTTACAGGAACATTTACATTAGGTGTCCCCGTTGTTAGAGATCGTGGTGGTTTGTTCGCACCTCTTGAAGAAGAAAACATTTCTTCTGTTGATCTTGGATCTTCCAATCTTTTAGTTTCAAGTCAGATTAGAGAGCAATCTACTACTGTTGGTGGAGATCTAGCTCTCAACGTAACTGCGACTGGCATTAGCAGTTGTCTGTTTGAATCCTTTGATCAAGAAAGATATAGTATCCACTACAACGATGGTTCAATTGAACCTTTAACTAAAGATCAAGTAACTCTTAGTTCTGCATCTCAAGTTATTACATTCACTGGACTTACTGCATCTCAATCAAGCAACGTAACAGTTAACACAACTGTTAAGAAAATTGGTATCACTAATAAGAATAAAATTCTAACTAGAAGCACCAAACTTGAAGTTGATAAATCTGCTGCCGGTGTATCTACTTCCATATCTGCAACAACACAAAGTGATTTTTACGGAACCAGAATTCAGGATAGAGAAATTTCTCTGAATGTTCCAGATGTCACTGAAGTTGTTGCTGTATATGAGTCTCTTGGTACATCAATTCCATCTCTTGATGCACTTAGTTTTCCTGCAGGTTCTTCTCTTGACACAGAGTCTATTCTTGGTGAAAAAGTTAGAGGACAAACAACTAATGCAATTGCTCAAATTGTTACTAGGTCTTCATCAACAAAAATTGAAATTGTATATTTGACGGATAATAAGTTTGCATTAGGAGAAAACGTAATTTTTGAAGAGTCTGGAATCATCCTTCCTCTTCAAACTGTTACTCTTGGAAACTATTCTGACGTAACCACTAGTTATATTCTTGATAAGGGAGTCAAACCACAATTTTATGATTACTCAAGAATTGTTCGCAAAGAAAACAATTCTTATGTTCCTTCAAGAAAACTGCTGATTATTTACAACCATTATACAGTTCCGTCTAATGATAATGGTGATGTCTATACAGTTAACTCTTATGATGCTGAAAGATTTAAAAATGATATCCCCACAGCAGGAGATTTGAGAGCATCAGATGTTTTAGATTTTAGACCAAGAGTTGCTAATTTTACTTCTACATCACTTTCACCCTTTGATTATACTGCAAGAACTTTTGCCACAACTGGCACTAATCCCACTTTGCTGGTTACACCAAATGAAAGTTCTTTGATTGGATATAGTTATTATCTTCCAAGAATTGACAAAGTTGTATTTGGTGCAAAAGGTGATATTTCGGTAATTAAAGGAACTAGTTCTGAAGAACCTAAAGAACCACAAATTTCTTCAGATATGATGGAAATTGGTACTATTGAACTACCAGCATATCTTTACAATACTTCTGATGCGGTGTTGACTTTGGTTGACAACAGAAGATATACAATGAGAGACATTGGAAAGATTGAGGATAGAGTTGAAAATTTAGAAACTCTTACCTCGCTTTCTCTCCTTGAACTTGATACTAGAACTCTGCAGGTTAGAGATGCTGATGGTCTTGATAGATTTAAATCAGGTTTCTTTGTAGATGATTTTGCAGATAGTGAAAGAATGGAGGAAGATTCTGAAGCAGGAACTCTGAATAATGAGTTAAAATCCCCTATTGATTATTTTTCTCTAAAACCAGAGGTTGCTGCGGCAAATTCAGTTGATAATCAATTTGACTTAAATTTTCAACTTCTTGATCCTAATGTAAGAAAAACTGGTGATCTTATTACATTGAATTATAGTGACAAATCATGGATCAAACAACCTCTTGCTTCTAGAGTTGAGAATGTAAACCCATTCAATATGACTGAGTTTAGAGGTAGGATTGAAATTTCTCCATCTCAGGATAGTTGGGTTAGAACAGTTACAACTGAGACTTTCGCTGGTAGCAGTGTTCGCCGTGCTGGTAGAAGTGCAAGAAGAAGATTTGGCAGAGCATTAGCAGCAGCAGGATTCCAATTCAGAAGATCGGGTTTCCGTGGTGGTAGATTTGATATTAGTCGAACTACTCAATTACCCACACAAACAGATACTCATATTAGATCTAGAAACGTAGCATTTAACGCTACTGGTTTGAGGCCACTTGCAAGACACTATCATTTCTTTGATGGATCTACTAATTTGGATATAATTCCCAAATTGGTTGAAATTACGATGACATCTGGTGTTTTTAGAAATGGAGAAACAGTAAAAGGATTTGTTGGGTCTAGACAATTGTTCTCTGTAAGAATATGTCAACCAAATCATAAGAGAGGTCCAATTACTAATCCAACTGATGCATATCGTTTCAATCCATATAATAAGACAGTAACTCTTCCAACGGTTTACTCTGCATCCTCAACTGTATTGAACATTGATAT